AATAGCCTCAAGGGTGCAAAATTTAACATTCAAAACACCTCCAGATTGATTAGTAGCAGCTTTCGGCATAGGTGTTATAGGTAAAGAAACCAAAAGTGTCCCAGCAAGATCAGTATCCGCCCACAAACGTTGGTAAATTTGATATTTTCTGGCACACAACGAATCGATTGACATATGGTCCACATCAGTAGCAAAAACACCACTGGTGGGTCTCATGGCTGCTGGAGACAATTGCAGGGCAGTGCAAGGCATTACCCCGACACAATTTGACATACCTGGATTCTGTACGAAAACAGGTAGTGCTCCACTAGCTAGTGGAGGCTTATCCATCGGTAAAGTAGTTGAAAACTCACCTTCACCTTTGCCGGCATTGCCGGACATGTTCATTTCAATTGGCATAGCACCTACTGTACTATGGCGTAAATTAAATATATTCGTCGTAGGCTTAGAACCACCAATACCTTCCAAAGTGTAAACACCGTTTATAGAGGCTCTAGGTACGGTACAAACATAACCTGAGAATTTTGTGAAAATAGACAAATTAACGTCGGTTCCAGTTGTAAACAACGGATCAACGACCACAATATAGAAACTACCAATAGATTCCTCTATTGTTGCTAAATTAGAATTCAAACGCGAACGATGAAAAGTAAAAGGTATATTAAACTCATACGAAGCATTCGTATGTGGCGGTATACGGTGAACAAAATCAAAAGCCGGTACATCGTAAATACTAATAATCTGAGCTTCATTTCTTGGATTATAATAGCCATAAAGCATTCCAGACTGAAACGGAGAACCATTAACTTGTATTCTAATGTCCATGGTTCTAAAATAATGAAAAACAAACCTTTCAAATAACATCGTTTGTTGGCAATTTGCGTTGTTAAGTTTTAACATCCCCCAAGGAAGACTCGTGTTAAACAAAGGATCACCAGCCACCAAATCAGTTTTCCAAACAAGTGACTTTCGCAAGACCCATGTATCAGCAGCATCGTGGAAACTCAATGGTTTCTCACTGACGGCTTTAAATGAGTCACTTCCAACTTTAGTAAATTGATATCCGCGCTCAGTTGGAACAATTGAGCTTGCGGAAACCGACGAAAAACCTGCTTGCTGGGCAGTCATAATTATGTTAGTAAATCACACAAATAAATATAGGTAAAACAACAAAATCAATCAACTATAACACTCGAATAATATCCAAAATTGAAGTCGTTGGCGTCGTCGAGCCAATCGCTTCC